CCGGTCCTTCGTGCCTCTCCGACCTTGTCCGCTCCTCCTCGTCATGCTCCTCCTTGCTGCTCCATGCTCCTCTTCCTCTGCACCATCTGTGCCAGCCATGTCACAACATCAGCCTTGTCCTTCGGTAGTATCTTGGCATCGGCATCCATGTAGATAGGTACAGGTGCAACAGATGTCTTCTCTAAGATAGACTTCGTATCATGACAAGACTTACATAGTGCTAATAGGTTGCCTAAGTTATACATAGAACCACCACGCGTGATAGGTATCATGTGGTCAACACATCCCTTCCTATCACCTGGTGTTATGTCAACCATCTCACCAAGCACTAAGCACACCTCACACAAAGGATTGGCACGCCTATAATTCACGCTAACCTTCTGCCATGCACTGTTATAATTACCTTGCTCACCAGATGGCTTGCGCTGCATCTTAGCCTTATTAATACTTGACTGTATGTACTTAGGTATGTATGGCATTATAATCCTTTAAGTATCTTATATCTTGTTTGATTCAATAGTTCTATGTGTAGCACTTCATTAAGATACTTCCTTCCTTCCTTAACGAGAGATACTTTGTTAATGTTGCCAGCTATAATAGCTAAGACAAGATCATAGAACTCGTTAGGTGTATTATAACTCATTACTCCAGGTATATTAAACTCCTTAAAATAAACATCTGCTAAGACTGGCATACCATTGGCTAAACATTCGATAGCAAAGATATTAGATTTACCTTCATTAAACTCATTGCGCACTAATGGATAAAAGCCATAATCACCTTCTATCCTTTGCATGAATGTGAAATAGATAAACATACTATTCCATTCCACAAAGTTAGCCTTCTTGCTAAAGTCATACATCATAAACTTAGGCATACCAAAGAATGTAAATTCTGTGTCTAATTCCATCGCCTTGTTCAGTTGCTCTTTAATAGTATGTAGGTCTGCAAAGTGTGTGCTGCCACCTCTCCAAACAAACCTTGGAGGATTGTGCTGCTCATCTACCTTTATCATAGGTAGGTCAGTAGGTGACCATCCATTAGGTATAACAAACATAGGCTTATCATGGCTCAAAGGTTTATATAGGTCATATAGCTTTTGAGTAGATACTATGATGACATCGGCAAATAAGAATGTATCTTGTATTTGCTTTTGTACTTGTGGATTGCTAAAATAAGTTGATGCAGGATTATCTTCCGGAACATTCAATAAATGATCGTCAAAGTCGATTATAACAGCTTTCCCCATTCGCTTTGCATCAGCCATTATTCCAAGGGAGGCAGTGGAGTTAGGACGCTGAATAATTACTATGTCTGTATTATAAATATCATGCCAGACTGCTTTTTCCTGTTGGCAAATAATTAACTCAAATTTCTTTTGCAGAGCTAATCTCGAAAAGGGCCCAATAGTGCGGTAATAGTCAGTCGCTTGACTTTTAGAAGATGTAAATATAGTAGCCTTCATTTATTGTTTTTTTGCCAGTCAGCACATAAATAATTAATAATCTCAACCAATGGCATCTTCTTTCCAGTCTTTGCCGATAGTTTAATTTGTGTAATAATAAGGTTACGATGTGTAATCTCATCCAATAACACGCTTTTCTTTTTTTTCGTTAATACATCCATTTTTTTATATTATTTATGCAAAGTTATACAATTTTATATATATTTGCAAATAAAAAATAATTATGATAAAGTTAATCGTTTCTGGACGCGTTGGACAAGACGCAGAATTAAAGACAGTAGGAGATACAACTGTATGTTCTTTTAGTATTGCCCACACCGAAAAGGTCTATGGACAAACACCTGGAGAAAAAACTATTTGGGTAGGTTGTTCTGTATGGGGAGAAAGAGCCGTTAAACTTTCGCCATTTATCACAAAAGGCACTTACATTGTCGCAGAAGGATCAGGCACTGTAAATTCTTACATGAAAAACGGAGAGCCTGTAGGAATGATAAATTGCAGAATCACATCTTTAGAATTTGGAGGTAAGCCATCCGCAGAACAAACTCCGCACACCGCTACACCGCCAGTAGGCAAATTAGACCTTGGCGATGATATGCCATTTTAATAAACATTTATAAACCAATTAGTATGAAAAACAATCAATTTGAATGGGAAGTTTACTCTCCCATCACTCGCAGACGCAACATCTTTAAACTTATCCTCCTTGGCATTATGCTATGCCTTTCCATGTATATTAGCAGTTTTGCAGGTGGTAGTTACAAAGCACAGAACTCTGCGCCTAATCCGGCAAAGGAATATCCGCAGGAAAATACTTCTATCATTGATGTTAAGAATCTTCCTGGCAATACCATCAAGAACATGGAGAAAGATGAGCTGTACGACTACATGGATGCAGTAGGATTTCAAAGATTAAAGGGAAAGTCATTAGTAGATTTAAGACGCATTTATTTAGGCTTTATGTACGATGATTTCTTTTATTCTATGCATAAAAAGACTAATCTGCCTATATCTGTTATCTATGCCTTCTTTATCATTGAGGCAACAAGTAATGGATTAGAAAGTAAGTTGATGTTAAAGGCACTTAATCCGGGAGGAATAAAGTACACAGGCAAAGGAAGTAAAATGAAAGCAATGGATGATTGCTATAAGGGAGGAAAGAAAATACCATGTGACTTTCAAGCGTACAATGATTACCAGTCTATGATAGATGGATGGGCAAGCGTTATGAATCTTCCAAGGTATAAAGGTTGCAAGAAGTATATTTATAGCAAATACAACAGAGGCATGAAGCCAAAGCAAATAGTAGATAGTATTTGCAAATGCTTTTATAAGTCTGGCTACCATACAAGTAATTTATGGAAAGTCCGATCTAATTTATCAACTCAATACTGGACAGTAAAGACATCTTTTCCTAACTTAGAATATTAAAAATGATAGACGATAAATTCTTCTTCGACAAATCCGTTGAACTTGGCTTTACCACTACCAACTACCAAAGCCTTGTTAACCTCCACGCTAACGGTGTGCAATGCCTTAAAACAATGGGCTGCAAAAGTGTATTTGAGTTTGGCTCTGGACTTGGCTTTTTCTTGTCTGCTTGTATCAATAATAACCTTTATGACTATATGGGTTATGACATTAATATTTATGAAAGAGAATTTGCTATTAGCAAAGGAGTTAATCCGGACAGGTATTTATTACCAAAAGGTAAGTTTAAGATAAAAGGCAAATATGATGCTATCTATTCCACAGAAGTATTTGAGCATATATTTGACGAGGATTTAATACTAATCCTTCCGGAACTAAGTAAAGCGTGCACAAAATATTTTTACTTTACCTCAACTCCAAATCGAACTACACCAGAGTGGGATGCCAAATGGGGGCACATTAATCTTAAAAGCAAAGAGGAATGGATATCAATGTTCGAGCAATATAATTTTAAATTTCATTGCGATGAAAAAACCGTTACATCATGGGGAATGATATTCAAAAAAGTATAAATGAAAAGAATTAAAAAAGTATTATCTTTGTAATGTTCTTTAGATGGTGTGCAAGTCACCTAAAGAATTTTGAACAAAATAAACTTTGTTCACATGAGCCCAGTAGTCTTGCACCTATTGGGCTCTTTTTATTTTAAAAAATTACTATGAAAATATTACAGGAACTTGAAAGCCTTATTCCTCCATTATCAAACGAGGAATTTAAGCAGCTGGAACGAAACATTCTTGAAGAAGGGATTCGCGAACCATTAATTACATGGAATGGCATTTTGATTGATGGGCACAATCGATACAGGATTGCGCAGGAACATGACATGAATTACGAAACACTTGAAAAGGAGTTTGATAATATTAATGATGTAAAAATATGGATGGTAAATAATCAACTTGGAAGGAGAAACTTACCTGAGTTTGTAAGAGGTGAATTGCTATCTTACATAAGAGATTTATTAAAATCCATTGGAAAAGAAAAATTAATAGAGGTTGGTAAAACATACGGAGAAGGTCATAAAAAAGAAGAGGGTTTATCAATAGTTGATAAAGGCTCTCATAATACACAAAAAGAAATTGCCGAAAAACTTGGATGGAGTACTGGTAAGGTTGCAATGTTTGATATTGTAAGAACAAAAGCACCAGAAGAAGTAAAGGAAAAATTAAGAACAGGGGAAGTAAGTATTAATCAGGCATACAAGGAAATTAAGAAGGAGGAAAAGAAAATTGAAAGAGTTGAATTGATTCAAAAGCAAATTGAAGATATTGAAGAAGGTTTATTACCTGATTTAGTTGGATTATTTGACGTTGTTTCGATTGACCCTCCATGGCCATACGAAGCAGAAAGTAAAAATATAACCTCTTTTGATTCTGTTGGTAGAAGAGTTGCGAATCCATACCCTGAAATGAGTATAGAACAAATAAAGAATATTAAATTGCCTTTAATGGATAATGCTGTTGTTTTACTTTGGACTACTCATAAATTTCTGCCTGATGCTTTTGAAATATTAAAGGAATGGAAAACAGATTATAAAGCTACATTGGTTTGGAATAAAGAAAAAATAGGCATGGGTGTATGGTTTAGAATGCAATGTGAGTTTTGTTTAGTAGGAATAAAAGGAAAACCATACTGGGATAATACTACATACAGGGATATAATTACTGAATCAAGAAGAGAGCATTCAAGAAAGCCCGATTGTTTTTTTGAAATGATTGAAAAAATTACAATGGGAAATAGGTTGGAATATTTTAGTAGAGAAAAAAGAGAAGGCTGGAAAGTATTTGGTAACGATATAAATAAATTTTAATGAATAATTGGAATAACAAAATACAGGTAAAAAAAGGTAATTTAGGAGAAAAGATTGTTTTAGGTATTTTAGAGCAAAAAGGATATATTGTTTATCAATCTATAACAGACAAGGCTCATGCTTTTGATTTTTTAGCTATAAAAGATAAAAAGATTTTTAAAATAGCTGAAATAAAATCTAAAGCAAGATTAAATAAATACAATGCTACAGGAATAAATATAAAAAATTATGAAGAATATTTGCATATCTATGAAACTCAAAAAATAGACACGATTTTATTTTTTGTAGACGAACATCCAAAAGAAAAAAGAATTTATTGTCAGCAATTATCTGAATTAATTAAGGATAAAACCATTGATAAAATAAAATATCCTAACACTAAAATTGTAAATGGTATAATATTGTTTTCATTAAATGATATGATTCACGTTAAACATTTATCCGATAGTGAAATAAACGAATTAATAGCTTTTTCATCAAGAAAATATAATTATGAATAAGGTAAACAACAAAATAAAGGAAAACTTTACAACAATTCCTAATAGTGTTATAAGGAATAAGGCACTATCCGACCGCGCTCGATTCCTCTTTTGCTACATGGCATCCATGCCCAATGATTGGCAGTTTTACCAATCTGCAATGGCAAAGGAATTGGGGTACACAAAGGATACACTTAGAAAGTATATGGAAGAGTTATTATCAACTGGATACTTAATAAGGGAACAAAGAAGGGAAAAAGGTAAGTTTGATTCCTACGATTATACCATCAATTTTTCACCGTGTATGGAAAATACCGACACGGTAAAAAACCACAGTGGAAAAAATCCGACACGGGAAAAGTCGACAATAACAAATAAAGACTTTGAACAAAGAAAGAATAATACAAATATAGACCTACAAAAAGAATGTGAAAATTCTTTCACGCCTGCTCAACCAAAAATTAATAATCCTTTCTCTCGCCAGGCTTACCATGATTCTCTGAACACTGACTCTGACCCAAAAGAAAATTTTGCGAAAAAAGAAAAGGTAGCCGACCGCGAACCCTCCGAGACCTACCTCTGCTTTTCCGCCTTCGCCTCCACCTATGAACGTCTTGCAGGTGTTACCTATCCAAGTGATAAAGGCAATTTTATTATGACAGCTAAAGATGGTGCAAACTGTAAAAAGTTAGTAACATGGCTAAAAAAGGTAAGTGCCAGTGAGCAGGCACCAGACGAAATGGTTAAAATGTTTACAACTGCAGCATGGCAAATATCCGATAAGTGGCTAAAGGCTAACTTTACTATTAGCAATATCTACTCCCAGGCAAATAATATTTATACTAAATTTATGTATTCCAACCCTGCCGCACAGGAGAAGCGGAGGCAGGAGGAGATTGAAAGGCTCGTAAATGAATTTCAACCATGAAAGAATCAAATGTATATTTAGAAGACTGTATGATAGGCATGGCACGGTATCCAGACAAATACTTTGATTTGGCTATTGTTGACCCACCGTATGGGATAAACATTAATCATAACATGGGAAGGAGAAAAGGACATAAGCATAGTGGACATAAAAAAGTGAAATGGGATAACGAAACTCCAAATGATGGATATTTTGATGAATTATTTAGAGTTTCAAAAAATCAAATTATTTGGGGTGGTAATTATTTTAAACTTCCACTTACTGGGGCTTGGTTGTTTTGGGATAAAATCATGCCATTTGATTTGTCTTTTTCAATGGGAGAGCTTGCTTGGATGTCAATCGGGAAAACAATTAGAAAGGTAGAATTAAGACATCATAGATTTATAAATAGTGATACAAAAAAAATACACCCTACGCAAAAACCAATAGCCCTTTACAAATGGCTTTTGCATAACTACGCAAAGCAAGGAGATAAAATACTTGATACACATTTAGGTTCTGGAAGCAGTCGAATTGCAGCGTATGATATGGGTTTTGATTTTACGGCATTTGAATTGGATAAGGAATATTTTGAGGCACAGGAAAAAAGGTTTAATCAATTTAAATCACAACTTAAACTATTTTAACAACCATGAAACAAACACCCAAAGAAAAAGCCAAGGAACTATTTGACCACTACTATATTTTAATTCAAGAAATTGGAGGAGAATTAGGGCAGGAAATTCTTGTATCTATTTTGGCAAAGCATTGCGCTTTATTTGCAGCACGGGAAGTGTTGCAAGATAAATGGAACACAGAGGATTATGACCAATATCATTATTGGGAAGAAGTTCAACATGAAATAGAAAATTATGAAGAATAAACAAAACCGCAATGCCTATATGCGTGAGTACATGAAGAAGTACCGCGCAACCATGAACGAATATACTTACAAAAAGATCCGTGAACGCGAGAACCTACGCCTCCGCGCCAAGTACCATGCCATGAGCAGGGAGGAAAGGCAGAAGTACATAGAGTACCAAAGAACCTATCACAAACTAAAACAATTTACTAATGAGTAATTTAACACAGTACCAACCGCGCAACTCCGACGAGCAGGCAATTATCTCTGCCCGATCAAATCGCATTGCGAACATGGAGCAAAAGGACGCGTACAAACAAACATTGAACGTAATTAGCTCCGTGTTTCCCATGTATGGCATTGATGGCGATTTAGCCTTTTATGCCAATATAGCCAAGGAGATAGTAAAGACCTTTGGACAAATAGCAGCCAATGAAATTGAGATAGCTTTTCGCCTCTTCTCCGCTGAAAGCCTGGAACTGGATGATGATGTTAAATTCTACGGAAAAGCAAATATGCACACCATTGGCAAAATACTAAATGGGTACATGACTTACCGGAGGAAAATAATAGCAAGCCATGACAACGAAGTAGCAGCACTTCGACACCAGAAGGACATGGAGGAACGCGGAAGAGTGGAGAGAGAGAAGTTGTACGCAGAATTCCCAAACATGATTAAAGACTTTACCGGAAAGACATGGGAAGATGTGCCGCTTTACTGGTATGATATGTGCCTAAAGTTTGACATGATAACATACGAGGAAGGAGAAAAAAGAGCATTATGGGATGAGGCACAGGCCATTGCACTCAAAGAGCCACCAGAATCATTAGACCTTATGACTATCCGCAGCCATGCAAAGAAAATAGAACATGGCAACATGAAAAGAGCAGTAGTGATTGCGCAGAAGTTGGCAGTGTGGAGGAAGGTGATAAAAAAATGAAAATAATTTACATTTATTTTTAATTGTGCTTGTATATTATAAATATACTTTGTATATTTGATAATCGTAAGAAACAAACGATAATTCACCTTAAAAAACAAAGATTATGACAACTTTAGAAATTAATTTAGAAAGAAACGAAAAAAATGTATTCTGGACGGCTAATGATAATGCTGGTTGGTATGCAATTTCAAGAGATGGAATTAATATGATAACTTTTTATGAGGGCAAATATACTTTTTCAATAAAAAAAGATGTAATAAGATTTTACACTGAAAAAGGTTTTGCGAAAAGAGTTACACAACTCCTAAATAGAGGATACTAAAAATAAATTTACAGGGCAGTCCCTCAGCTGCCCTATTTTATCACCTTAATAAAAACAAACATGAACGACATTAGTAAAAGATTTGCATCCTACCTCATGGATGACTATCACATTAAAGGAACAACAGAAGAAGATGTTGACAAAGCCATTAACAAAATCTTCCGCTATGAATTACTTGACGATGCCCAGCAAGTGTTATTTAACGAAATTATGACAGAAGCACTTGATGTGCCTTGGATAGCGGAGCAGCTCACCGATGTGTGGGATAGATATGAACAAGAGATTTTAGACTGCAAAAAAGAAGATTATTATGAAAATCGTTAAAGGTGTAGTTAAGTATGGTGCAGGTGCGCCAAGGGAAGGACAGTATGGGCCTTCAATAAATATCCTCGTAACCCTGGAGGATCAAAGCCAAGTCAGAGTGTACGGAAAGCCTGGCGATGTTATTGAGAGATATAAGTCTGGGCAGAACATACAACTGATAGACGACAAAGGCAAATACAAGGTAGTTGAAGATGAGCAGCAAACAATGCCAGTACAAACAGAGCAAAGCGAAAAGCCAGACTTGGCAGCAATGGTTTTTGAAATGTCTGCCATTTACTCACAGGCATACATAGACATCTATAACAAGATAAGTGAGGCTGGAGTGCCGCATGAAAGTGCAACGGCAGCTACAAGCACTATCTTTATACAGGTATTTCAGAAATTGAGGTGAATGACTACATACGAGGCAGTAACTGCGCTGCCTCTTTTATAAAAACTTAAAAACAAAACAAAATGGCTTTAGATAGAAAAACATCATGCAGAGTGTCATTTTATGACCATGAACAAGAACAGATACAAAGCTGGGCAATAACTGGCAGTGCAAGATTAGCTTTGTTAATTAACACTATTTCACACGAAAAAAATAAAATAGAAACATATAAAGATGAATTTCAATCATCATTAGATTACCTTATTCATGATTTAAAGAAATTTTTGGAAACACCATACACAACAGAAGACAATGCTTAAACTACCACGACCACATCTTTCTATCTCTCAGATAAATTTATGGGAATCCGATCCCTCTGCCTACATGAAAAGGTATTTCCTAAACATTCCCGATGAACCTTCCTTAATGATGGAATTTGGCAAGCAGTTTGCCAGTGACATTGAGGATTACGTCAAGGGTGAGCAAAGAGATTTTAACTTTCCACCTAACTTTTTAGAAGACATTTACCTATATCCTCATGTAGAATATAAACTGGAACATGATTTTGGAGAGTTTAAATTTCTTGGCTACATTGACAATGCCTCTGAAAACTTTGGAATTATCCGCGACTTTAAAACAGGCACTGCTGCTTGGACACAAGATAGATTAGAAAATAGCCTTCAAATGATGGCATATAGTTTAATACTATTTAAGCAGCAAACAATAATACCTACTTGTTTTATTGATTATTACAAGACAAGAATAAAAGGCAAAAGCATGGAGTGGACAGATGTGCATGAAACATATCAGCACACCTTTACTATGCAAGACTTGGCAAAGACAGAGATAAGAATAAGAAAAGCAGCGGAGGAAATAGCGGAAGCCTATGAGCTGCATTGTGATCGGCAAATATATTTTTTAACAGAAACATATACTGATTTAGATATTTTTATTAAACAAGCAACATATCAAAGAGATATTATTAGAAAAAAAATAGAAGATAAGTTGCAAAATAGTAGATATACTAAAAAATTTAACGATAAGATATTAAGTTATAGCACTTATCAGAAAAAGTCATATACCCATAGCCCGGAACTACAAGAAAGAGAGGAGCAACTGGCAGCACAGAAGAAGCAGGAAATACTTTATGGAGTAGCTACGGAAGAAACAAAGACAATTACATTGCTAACGGTAAAAGATGCAAAGTGAAAGAGTATAATGCTCAAATGATTGAGATTAAAGCCTTTTGTGATGAGGTAAACGCATGGATAAGTACAGCGCCAAGTGCTGAACACCTTGAGGAATGCGACGATTACCTCCGGCAGTTATCTGCCTACTATTCACGCTACACTGTTATCTCTGGCATGAATGAAAGCATTTACTCACAACTACTAATGATGTGCATCCGAGACATGGCAGAGGAGGAGTATAAAAGAATAAAGCACTCCTCTACCTTGACAGATTACTATGTAAAAGGAAAATATCCAAAAGCCACTGCCATCTTTGAGCAATGCCGATCCGTAAAGCAGCTATTATTAATCACCAGCGATAATTATCGCACACTACTAAGTAGCTTTAGGCAAGAAAGAATATTAGTAGGTCACATGACTACATAATAACTATAAAATGAAACATAAAAGACAAATAAAATGATTTTAACGGACAAGACCATTATTGACGAAATAGCAGCTGGCAATATTGTCATTGAGCCATTGATAGACGCAAACATTGGTACAAATAGTGTTGATTTAACACTAAGCAATACTTTGCTAATGTACACCGATCACGTTCTTGACACCAGGAAGAAGAACCCGTATGTGCCTTTTATTATTCCCGAAGAAGGAATGATTTTACAGCCAAATATTCTTTACCTTGCGTCAACTGTTGAATATACCGAAACCTTGAGACACGTTCCAATTATTCAAGGCAAATCATCATTGGGCAGACTTGGTTTATTTGTTCACATAACCGCAGGTTTTGGAGATGTAAATTTTAAAGGCCATTGGACTTTGGAGCTTGCTTGCATTCAACCAGTAAAGATATACCCTGGCATGAAGATAGCGCAAATCTGCTATCACGACATTAGCGAAATGCCATACACCGACTATGCCAGCAAGGCAGATGCAAAGTATAAAGACCAGGGCAAAGATCCTGTCGCAAGTAAAAACTATTTAAACAGATAATTATGCTAACAGAACAAGAAAAAAAGAAATTAGGCAAAGAAATTGCGCTTATAATTGTATCCATTGGAGGTATTATAACGCTATCTTATGCCGTGTATTTTATTGTTGACACTTTAAAAAAATGGTACTAATGGAAGCTAAAACAAATCGCTTTATAATAAAGTACAGGGAAGGCATTGTTAGTGTAGCTGCTAAAGATGTAGCGGAGGCAATCGAAAAATTTAAAGAATTACGCATTGAAACGTGCGCAAAAGAATTAACTATTGTACCAGAGGATGAAATGTATAAACGCAGAGAAGAAATTTTCCGAAAGGAGTGATTAGTATTTTATTTATAGTGGGAAGTATTTTATTTCCCACTTTTTTTTTATTTTATTATAATATATAAATATACTTTGTATATTTGCTATCATTAATTATTAAAACATCACAAACATGAAAAAGAATTTTAACAATCAGAACTTTGAATGGTTATTTCAGGATATTACATCCTCAATGCCAAAGATTATTTTTACAGGTATAATTTTAACATACCTTATTACCGCAGCTCTTAACGTTTATTTCCTTCCACTTCCCCTGCTCCTTTCTATTCCTGCATCGCTTATGCTCCAGTTTGGCCGATTTGCCGTTGTTTTTATTGATTTTTTAAACCCATCCGACAAGCGCAGTAAATATCCTCCGCGTGTTGCTGCCATTGCTACGGTGATAGCATTGTTAGAATTGTGGTTTAGTATTCAAGGGCAAACAACTGGCGCAGAGTTTTGGGCTATGTTTTTCTTCATTGGTGCCATTATCTGCTTTGGATATGTTTTAGAAATACAGTTTATTGAAAAAGGAATAGAGGCATACGGCATAGGAGTTAAAGAGCCAAGGACAAGAAGGAAAGTAGTAAGAGAGGTAACTAAAACAAACATTAGCAGCACGCAGCCGATTAAGTTTACAATGGCTGTTTGTTTTATACTAACAGTTGCCTACTTACCAGCACAGAATAATCATTTCTTTGCCTATAATACTATGAGCCTTGAAAAGATAGATAAGGGCTTATTAGAAAGAAGGTATTACAGTGAGGCTAATGAATCTTACACTATTGATACTATCACCTATGATTTACTATCTGGCATTAATTTGTGGGATGGATATTCAAGGACTACTTATGATAATACCATGTTCATGACCTACGGCACGCAAAACTTTGAATATTTTCCATTAGCAGGTATATGGAAGTATAATAATAAATACTATGACTATATAGGATTGCTCAAATTTGTGAGCAAATATGTCAAACGTAACTTTTTAAATAAAAAAATAAATTATGGCAAAATTCGTAGGCATTGACCCATCTATGAGGCTTAACGGATTTGCCGTTTGTATCATTGATGAACAAAAAGTTTATTTTGGAAAGTACAAAAAACTTGCTGACTGGGCAAAAGACGCTTTGACCTGGGCAACAGATATAAAAGTAGTAGTCGAAGATTCTTCTTTGCAAAATATTACTTTTAGAAAATATGTCGATGGCAGGGCAAGAACAAAGATCAGCCGCAATGTCGGCATGAATCAAGGTGCGAGTAGATTCACTATTGATTGGTTAGAATTGTACGGACATACTGTAAAAGGAATATCACCACAGGATAAAGGCAGCAAATGGACAGTAGATTATGCAATGTCTGTAATTAAAGGAATGAAACTCGAAGTAACAGGAAACAAAAAATTATCACAAGATGAAATTGACGCTTTTCAATTAGCGTTAATATCAAAAGCATTTTTCAAATGATACAGGAAAAAGTTATAAGAAAACGTCTTAATAATCTTGAAAAGATTTATATAGCTGAATCGCTAAAAGATAAAAATAGGCAAGATAAATGGTTCATGGGCATTATTGAACATCGAATTAAACAAGAGAAAACTAAACTTTCACTTTTAAAAATAGGAACACATGGCTGCTAAAACGTATGGACTGGATAAAAAGCAAATAGCACTTTGTGATGCTATGATAGCAAAGTATCCAAAAGGAATAAGGACAAATAATGTGGTATCCTCCGCATCAACACTTGTATCTTTTTACAATTCCAAAGATGAAAATAACAAACAATTTTACCAGTATATGAATCCGGAAAGAATGGTATCTTTGCTTTGGCAAGTAGTTAAAATAAACAACGAGAAAGAGGATGTCAAAGAAGCTGCGGTTAGAATGTTAAATAAGTTATTGCAGGATATAGTTGTTAATTAGTGTTTGTTGATGTTTAAGGTGTCTAAGAGGCGCAAGAGAGATACTTGCGCCTTTTTTATTCCCACACTACACCTTGCTGCACTGCATAGTCTAAGATGCCCTTTGCGTGCGCTTTAGCAATACTCTGCTGCCAATTAACATCTATCATTAATTCAGCATCAGAATAATTAGTAAAGAATCCATTTTCCGACAACACAGCAGGCATAGATACACCAGTAAGCATTTGAAACCTTGCCTCTTTGTCTAAGTCATTGTCCGTATAATCAGCTCTATGCACCCATCCTGGTGTAGCAGTTTTTATTTGCTCCCCGATGCAAGTAGCAAGAAGATCTGACTTGGTTTCTCCTGGTGATGTAAATATCTCCCATCCTCTGGCAGTAGGTGACGCAGCATTGCCATGAATAGAAACAAGGATAGAGTGTTTAGCCACAGATGCGTAGGATGTGGCAAGTTGGCAGCGTTTATTCAATGTTGTATCATTGATAGGCTCATATATCTTTTTCACTTGGAATCCATAATCAATAAGATACTGCTCCAAATAATTAGCTAATGAGCGATTAAATACTCCTTCGAAAAACCATCCATAGGAATGAAACTTGCCTGTGCGATGTTGGCAGCACTTAGAAGGATAGGTAACATATTTCTCTGGGCCCGTTCCATTCCTCATGCCACCGTGCCCGGCATCAAGGCATATTAAAAATTCATTTGGTTTCATTCTGCAAATTGAAAATTGTAATTTAATTTTAGGTCAGAACCAATAGTATATTTCATCCATATACCTGCACCAGATTTAGGAGCTAAACCTTTTTCAATAGCATAACCATTAAAATCTATTGGTGCGTTTTGATACGTTCCCGTTTTAATGTGCCATTGTTGGTCTATGCTTTCACCGTAACGACTTATACGATTTCTTGTTATTGGAACTATCCATCTATCGTGTGTATGCCCACTAATAACAATATTTGCATCTGGAAGATAAACAGCTCTTCTTGCCGTTTGTATAACATCTTTAGTGACTGGACCTCCCATTCCGTATCCATGGTGGAATGCAATAATTAAGGCTACTTTTGTACCTTCCTCAAAATAAGCGAAAAATCTGCAATAAATGTACCCCGAGTAATTACCCTGACTCATTTCTAACTGATAACAAATTTTATCAACTATTCCATATTCAATGCGTTTTTCAACGCTTGTCTCATGGTTGCCAGGTGAATAGAAAGCAAGTATAGATTTGTAAGGAGTCAAAAATTCTACTACATCTTTAATGACTTCATCTATATATCTTGCAGTATTGTATTTTGGATTTAAATCTGCTTTATTGCTACGTGGGTCGTATTTGCCTTGCATTAAATCCAATAAATCACCAAAAATAAATACTGGTGCATTTCGTTCTAAAGCTAAATCAAGGTGTTCTTTTAACTTCACTCTATCACAATGAACACTATCTAAATGAACATCTGATATAAGTAAAAAATACCTATCTTTTTGGTACACTTGAAAATCTAAAAATTCATAAGTATTGGGAAATATTTTCTTTAACATGGTTTTTTTTTTAAAAAAGGGGAATAGAAATTAATCTACTCCCCTCGGCTGCCTAAGGTAGCGATTCTTCTGCGCCTATAATTTACTGCTGCTTAATAGATTGGAATCTTTTAGCGAGTTTAATCGTTAAGAAAACATGGTCTAAAACATCTTCAACAAGTAGTTCAACAGCATCATTCTTTAAGTCAAATCTTTGTTTTAACTCGTTTACAAGTTCATCTTGTTCTTCCGGTGTAAGGTCAGTCAACTCCTGTTTAACCATTTCAATGCCAGCAAATGCCTTTGCAGCTGAAAAAATAACAGGTACAAAACGAGGGGAATCGGTTACAATGGAAAACTTTTTGTCTTCCAAAGATTTAATGATTGCCTCTAATAAATCGAAACCAAAGTTTAAAACTTCTTTTGTTTCTTTTACTCCTAAAACTTCGTTTGACATATAAATTTATTTAATGGTTACTTTTTAAAAAAGCGTGTGATTAATGTCCCTAATTCAACATTAGTTATCCGCTTTATGTTCTCAGCTACGGAAAACAACTCAGTCGCAGATATCATCATCGCTACCATGTAGGTAATTGGAAATGGAATTGAAAAGGTATTTTTTGCACCTTCAAAAATAAGGATGGCTACAAAATAAACTACAATCTTTTCTGTTGTTCGATACAATCCCTTACTACTTATACGCTGATTTTCTTTCTTTGCTGCTTTTATTCCGGTTATTGTGTCCGCAAAAACAACTGCAACAGTAAATAATAAAAAGCCTTTAATAGGAATGAAGAAAGAGGCAAAAAAGCCACAGCAGATGGAGAAGGCTATAAACTCGTATCCTTGGTAAAAAAGTTTTATAATTATTGATTTCATGTTATAAGTTTAAGACGATCAAATAAAAACTTCCAGATGCTGGATTAGCTGAAGATGATGAATAATTATTAAATCTAACCGTAACTGTATTTGTAGAAGAAACCCATGCACTATATGATGTGTTTGCTACAACAGAAGAATTTGGAACTCCCAATAAAACAGGACTGCCTGCAACTGCACCTGTAACTGTTGATGTAAGATCGCTTGATGATTGTGCGCTTGTATTTGGAAAATCCATTAAAGCAATAGTTCTATAACTATCTAAACCTAAAAAACCTGCAGAAAATTTAATTCCATCACCTACTCCTATTTCACCAATCGCATTACTACTATTTACACCAATAACATGAGTTAATGAGGAAGTTGTTGCCATTGTACCAATAGTTACCCCTCCTGTTAATGCGCTTAACCCTGTAACATTTAAATCACTACTTGCATTTAAAACACCATTAAATGTTTTAGCACCTCCAAATGTTTGAGTAGTTGCAGTTACTACACCTGTTGTAGATACTGCAGCGTTAGCTATTGTAATATTAGGAGTTGTCCCTCCAGATGAAGATATAGGCAAACTACCTGTAACGCTTGTAACAGTTCCCGTTCCTGTTCCTGCACCTATTGCCGTTCTAAAACTTGCAGCATCTAAAGCAGTCACCGTATTATCCGCGTTAAACCTTGGAAATGTTACAGCAGAAGGATTGGTTAAAGTAAACATACTTTGTCCAATCGTTGTACCTCCTAAATCACTCCTCATTCCATCCGCTGCCCTTTGGCTAACCGTGTTATCTGCATTGTATCTAAGAAATGAAATAGCCCCAATGTCAGGCAAAGTAAATGTATTTGAGCCCCTTGTTGTTGGTGTTAGAATAGTTTGAGTACTTAACAATCCAGTGCTACTTGCCGTAACCATGCGAGTGCCTGAACCTGCAAGGTTTGTTAATGTCGTTGCGCCTGTTACATCAAGTGTGCCACCGATTAAACTGTTTCCTGTTGCTCTAAATGTTCCCGTTAAATCTAAATTATACAATGGATTATTGTTAAAAATTCCAACACCAACAATACCTGCATCGTCAACACCTCTTAATCTTATATATTCAGAACCATTAGTTCCCAATGCAGCAGACATTTCATTTATACCTCTGTTTACAATGCCTTGAAAATATGCACCTTGGTCAAAAAAACTTGCATTGTCATTTGTTAATCTAAGTGTTACCGTTGCACCAGCTATATTTTGATTATGTGCAAAATGTACTTCTTGATTACCAGGGCCTCCAGTAAATAAAGAAGGTGAGCCTGTAAATGTTCCAACGCCTAAACGTGTATTAAATGTTCCCGTTGTTCCATTTAAAGCTCCTGTCAATGTACCACCAGCCAATGGCAAATAAGTCGCAGCCGCAACACCTGTGCGCAAGTAATTTGTCAACATACTTGCCGTGTCGCTTACTAATAGTGCCGCCGTTGTGTCGCGCCAAAGTCCTTCGCTACTTTTGTAAAAAAGTGATGCATTACTTGTTGGATTAGTAATTAGCACATCGTGAAGCTCGTCTAATTCTTGACCATTTCTAATCTTTACAAATACCTCACCACTTCCTGCATTACTCTTTACACATACACCAATATAAACACCATGAATAGGTGCTTGTGGTTTATTAGATGTTAATGCGCCTGCTGTTGTGCCAGATAAATAAACCGCTGAATCTACGGTTAAAGCAGATGTATTTATATTTGTTAATAATCCTTCTGTAATAACATAACCGCTTTGATTGTCGGCTATGCTTTGTGCAACAATACCAAAAGTATTTGCAGATGTTGGATCACTTGTTGCAATCGCTTTTGCGACTGTTATTCTGTTTCCTTGGCTACCAGATAAATAAACTACATCACCTTTTGCCAATGTTGCACCAGTGCGATTGTTGACGCGTTGATGTAATTGCTGCCCTATAACATTTGTAACTAAGCCACCTTTTAATCCTTGTATTAAACTCCCTTGCGTATCATTGTACTCTAACTCACCCACTCCCACAGTGCCATCCTTGGCAGTGTTAAAGGTGATAGAATCAAATGGCATAGTTACGCCGTATATAATAACTGTATCGCTATTATTAAACTTCCATCCTCCTTTAGTTTTAATATAGCTAAATAAGACATTATTAACTGTGTCAAATAGATGGTAGGCATTATTTATAGTAGAAGGTTTTAAAGACGTTGTATCGTTTGACCTTCCCCTAAAAACAAGACCATCGCCAGTACTCTGGTAACCAAGTCTCTGTTTGTTCCCCGTTGCTGGATACTGGGCAAAGGCAAAGGATGAAGCCAAAATAATAATGGCAATAACAAGTTTTTCTCGTTTATTGCCTACTTTGTTAATTACCTTTTTGCCAATGCCAAGAACAAGCTCACGGATAAGAACAAGGGCAATCTCGCCAAGTCCTTTTAAAAACTTTCTTTCTTTCTTTGGTGCTTTTATTTCTTCCATTAGTTTATATTTATTGCAAATACAATGTAGTTACTTCCATCATAATGCGTGTTAGAATCTATGGTAATAGTAGCAGGTAATGTAATAGAATATTGGCTATCTAACAATTTCTGCCCATTTTGGTAAACATGAATAGCTGCTAATAAATTAGTTGTCGGCAACTTGCCGCTATTCTGTGTCCATGTTAATATAGCAGATGTTGTATTAAGAAATTCTTGATTAAAGATAGAAACGGCAGAGCCATTTACTGTAACATTATTTATTGTTTCTGTAACATTGTTGTTTACCACTCCGCCACTTCCTGCGTTATTAGCAACTTCTGCAAAGTCGCGAGGTTTCGATAAAACTGTTCTTTCTGTATAATTAGGCATCAAGTTCTATTTTAAAGTAATCACCTTGCCAAATCTCTGTTTTTAAATCAAAACTACCTCTTTCAAAAACGTAATATCCAGAAGAATATTCTATAACTTTATGAGGCAAGTAAGGATTGTCAACTGTAAGGTTTTGGAATGGCATATCAACCATGCGTAGCTTTGGTGTGAGCTGTCCGCGTATAACTTCATTTACTAATAATTGTGTGACATTGTTAAAGCCTGATCCGCTGCTGACATCCCATGAGCTGCTATTTTCATAGGTGCCAGATTCTAAAACTTTTAATCCTCCATCCGTTGTTTTACTTGGCCCATCACCAAGGTATGTATCAAGGCTAAATATAGTAGATGATTTATCGTCATTGTCAGAGCCATATTCAAGGATATCACTTTGCCCAGAGACTGCACCAGTAGGAAGAAATTCAAGATAATTACTACTTAATAAATATGATATACTAAAATTACCAGAAACATTTGTTCCTGCCTCATTGCGCATAGATTTTAATCGCATCTCCCATATATACTCCGCACTCTCTGGAATATCTAAGGTATCAAATGTTATAGTTTTATAAGCAACAAAAGCAGCATCTGCTGTTATTGTTTCAGTATTAAACTCATATTCATAAAATGTATTTTCCCAACTTGCAGCTTCTAAAATAAAATTAAAACCATTAGTGTATGTTACATTTCTTTTTAAATACTTATTTTCTTGCTTTACTTGTAATGATTTTATTTTGCCAGTAAAACCTGGAGATGATAAACTATCTAATTGTAATGTATTGGTGTTAGTTGATATAATTACATAGTCGTAATCACCACTTTCTGTAATTGTTTTTGTAACACCACCTAAACGTAATCTAAGAGTACCACTATTTTCAATATCAACTTTTATTTTAATATAATACTTTCTACCAGATGTAACTGTAAAAGTAGTGTAGTATGCTACCGTTGCTATTATTGTACCTTCAAGTATTCCATTATTAATAAACCATCCGCTGCCCAATGTCCAGTTAGCATCAGCAAAACCTTGCAATGGAAAGCTATTGATTATAGATGCTACCTTTACAGCAAATACAAATTGAAAAGGCTCAAAGTTTACAGGATTTAAAGCCTGGGCATAAAAGCCAAGTATTCCTGTGTATGATAATCTTGCATCTGCATTTGTAGCGTCTAATGTCGGAGTGATAGTTGTTATTGGTGTAGCGTTGGTAGCATAGTTATATTCGACACCAGCTAATAAGTTTTGTTTAGCAAAGTGATTGTATCTAACAACTACATTTTTCAATGCAGGATAGTATGTCCATTTACCTCCACTTAATCTCATTAAATCACTTCCTGGTAAATTAGTCTGTATATTAGACATGGTAAAATCAAAAGTAAATGTACCAGATGCCTGTACTCCTAAAGCACTGTATTTAAAATATCTGTGAGCTGAAGGATTCCTTGCATATTCATTGACTTGTATAAACCAATATTGATTGCCAGAAAATATTAATCTTGCGCCAAAGGTTTGACATATCTTTTTTAAAACATCGTAGCAACTTTGATATATGTAGTTGTTTTTTGTATCCTTATGATAAAATGCCCTATGCTGTATAACTGTCAATAAAGCGTAATCTTTATTAGCACTATAAGCAGTTGTATTCTCATTCCAATTAAATACTGTATGCAGCACAGGTAAGTTATTTGCAACCAGTTCACTTTGTACAAAATCTAATTGATTAAGGCAATTTAAAATGTGTTGTACAACTGTGTCCTGTCCATTGTAAGGCCCTACTGCACTTTTATAGTCTAATGTCTTTAGCCATCCTAAACCATCAATGGCAGATATTTGAGCCTGGTATCCTATAACTAAAGGTATGTCTTCAAACTCAACTAAATCTGTAACTATATAACCATACCAATAAAATGATACTGTTGTATTATCATCCTCATAGGCTGTAAGATGCATAGTAAACCTTCCCTCAACTGCCAAACCAATATCAAGTAATAATGTTTGAAGGTTACTATTATTAATAAGTAAAGACAATGAACAACGCGAGCCAATAATAGGTGTAAATCTTTCCGCACCTTGCTGGCTTTCACTATCATATTGTATGCCTAAAGAAAAAGTATCAAATGTACCAACAGAGCCAGTGTAATTACTATCTTTAATAGATACAGTAATCTTTCTGCGTTTTTCGTTATAAACTGTTGTTTGATACCTAACTCCCATTATTGTATTCTACTTAATCCCTTTTGAGATCTGTTTAGCAATATGATTAAATCATTTCCGCTTATCCTTGTCTCCAATGTGCCACCTACGCCCATGTCTCCCATCATTGATTTTAACTTTGATAGTGGTGCTATAACTTCTGGGTCAACTCGTGCGTTTTTATTATCTCCTACCATTGCCATAGTTGGAGCAAATGCCAGACCACCTTGTGCAAGTTTGGGAGCAGCTAATTTACCTTTTACAAAAGTGCCTAATGCAATTAAAGCTATACCACCTGCAATTGCAATAGCTGGATTTAATGATTTTAAAGCTGCTTTAATTCCTAATGCTGCAATACCAACTTGTACTGCCAATTTACCAAATTGTATCAATGCATCAGCTAAAGGACCTATTACAGAACGTATATCAAATGATGCACCAGCTAAAGCATTTCCTAATGTTTCACCAAATGCTACTGCCATATCTTGCAATGTCCCTTCAATAATATTTATTAAACCTTCATTTAATTTATCAAAAGATAATTTTAATAATTCAATTTGTGTTAATTGTTCTTTAAATTTACTATTTACTTTTGTAGTTGCTTGTTCAAGTGCTGCTTGTTCAGTTTTCAAACGTTCAGTTGAGGCAGTTGCACTGTCTAATTGTGTAGGTAATAAATTTAATGTAGGTAATAAACTGGTAGTAGGCATTAATGCATTTTTATTTCCACCTACACCTCCACCTACTGTTGTAGTATTATTTGTTTTAGTAGTAGGAATAATACCACCACCTCCACCAGTTGCTTTTGCCCCCGTTGTAAACAATGAGGCAAGTTTGCCTTTTAAACTATCAACAGTATCTCCAATACTTTTAAACTCTGTAGCTACTATTCTTTGTTCTTTTTGATACGATGTTAATCCATCAAGATTAAATAGATTTAAACCTAATGCTTTCTGTAAATAGTCAATATTTTTTAAAACATTAGCTACTCCTTCCATTACGGAGTTTTTAATGTTTATCCAAATGTTTTTAAAGTTGTCAGTAAATGCTTTCCAGTTGTCGTAAACATACAATGCAATAGCTCCGATAGCAGCAATGGATGCCGTGACAATTAATATAGTAGGATTAGCAGCTAAATATTTAAATGAATCGCTTATCTTACCGATTCCTTCTACTACAAGTTTTGATGCTCCGGCTAAAGCACCGTATGTGCTAATTAATTTACCAACTATAAATATAATAGGACCTATGGATGCAGCAACTAAAGCAGCCTTAACGATGAAACCTTGTGTCTCTGGATTAAGTGCCTTAAATCCATCTACTAAACCTTGTATATATTTGCTTAAACTTTCTGCAACGGCTTGTAAATTTAATGATTCGTTTATAGCCTTGCCAAATTCTGCTAAAGAGGCAGTAACATTATCTTTTAAATTATCAAATGTATTCCCTAATCCACCCTGCGCCCTTTCTAATTCTCCTAATGCACTTACAGACCTTGTTATAAAGTCTTCTGCACTAATACCCATGTTATTTATTGCCTCCGCAGTAACTACTCCAAATTCATTTTGCATTACTTTAGCAAACTCTGGTAGCCTTCCCTTAATTTGGTTTAAATCTTCTTGAGTAACCTTTCCTACTGCACTTATTTGACCTAAAGCAACTATAACACCATCAAAGGTTTCAGCTCCCATTCCAGCCCTTGCAACTGCATTTCCAAACTGTGTTATAGTTTCGCGAGCAACATCAGCCGACATTCCAACGGATTGCAAAGTAGCCGAAGCCTTAACCACTTCAGGTAAAGCAAGACCAGGATTTTCAGCAACCTTTCTTAGTTTATCTAACTCTTCCTTTGCTCCTTCGCTACTACCCATAATGGCAATCAATCCATTCTCCAGTTTCTCCATGTCGGCAAATGCCTTCAACGAAGCTGCACCAACACCAAGCAATGGCAGAGTTATAGACTGGGTCATTGTGCTGCCGATGTTTTGCATCTGTGAGCCAAACTTTGTCATTCTACTTTCTACCTTGCCAAGTTCACGGGAAAGGCTTGAAACATCTATGCCAAGTTTAAGATTTAACTGCGCTGCATTTGCCATTATTACTCTTTATCCCATTTGTCAAAAATTGACTTGTCAACTTCTGATAAACTTCTTTTAGTTGGTTTTGGATTATCTGTCTCCCAAGGAAACTCAATTAAATCTTTAGGTTTAATTGATTTGCCTTTTGCCGTATGAACATTTAATAAAAGTGTTGTTTGCCACCTGGCACGTTCCCACTCAAATTGCTGCTCTATTTCAAATTGGTTATTATAACCTTGCATGGCTATAATAACCTCTCTCAATGTCATTTCATAGTATTGCGGAGGGGAAAATTTTAATACTCCAAAGCAAAAACGCTCTATATAATCAAGCGTTAATTCTGCTCCTCCGCTATCTCGTTTTTTCTTTCCGGATCTTCTGGTACTGAAATCTCATTTGTTATCAGCTCAGTTATCCTATTTATACCTCCCTTGTCCAAGTCAACTAAATCGCAAAACTTTTCTAAGGTATATGGGCACTTCTCTCCCTTTGCCTTGTAACCTGCCTGTACACCTGCAAAGGCAAGTTCAAGGGCAAA